TATTACTACCAACCTGCCTTTCAAACTCAAAATCATCTTCCATACTTGATACCTAATTCGTCTTCTGTGATGATTTTGAATTCTATTCTTCTGTCAGCACACCATTCACGAGCTGACTTCCACTTCGCTTGATTGATTGCATAAGTTTTGCATTCAAATAATGATGATTTACTTGTAGGTTTCCTTGTTTGTTTCTTAGGTTTAACTTCAATAACATATGTTTTCACTTGTCCTGTACTTTCTTTTACCTTTATGATAAAGTCAGGAAAGTATCTGTGAACTCTACGATCAACGGGAGAAACATAAGGTATAAAAAATTCTTCGCTCCCCCACTCTAATATATTTTCTGTCAAGTCGCACCACTTACAGAAGCGACGTTCCCAGTTACTTCTGCATATTATATTGTTAGCATTGCCCTTATATTTTTGAGGATTGGAAGGACTGTAAATACTTTTCTTACTAACTCCCATACATAATATATACGGTAAAAACTATTTAGATGGCAACGCCAAAACCTAGAGCAAGGAATGTTGCTGATTTAAAAGCAAGTATTTTAAATCCTTCTCTTACTTCTACATATGAATGTCATTTTAATCCACCTCCGTCTGTAAAAAGTTGGATGAATCGATCTTCTTTGGGGAGTGGATATAATTTTAATAAAGATGAAAAACTTACGTTATCTTGTAGAGAAGCATCACTTCCTGGAACTTCATTAGCTACTCATACACTTGATAATGATCACACTGGTGTCACTGAGAGGCATGTATATAGGAGGCAGTATGATACGACAGCATCATTTACTTTTTACGTAGATGATGTATATGATAACATTTACTTCTTTGAAAATTGGATTAGATTTATAGTGAATGAACCAATTGATGATCGTCCTAATTTTAATTACAGAGTAAACTTCCCGTCAGAATATAAAACAAAGATTTTTATCAGAAAGTTTGAGAGAGATTATAAAGGAAGGAACTTAGAGTATACATTTATAGATGCATATCCAGTCTCCATAAATCAAATGCCCGTTAATTATGATGCATCTCAAATTTTACAATGCACGGTAAACTTTAATTTTTCAAGATACATATTAAATAACACGAGTAATCAACCGAACGTATTTGATTATTCGTCTTCATTTAAAAGTCTTAGTGAACTACCTGGTTTTCCAGTTGGTTATACGGAAGTTAACCGCTCTTTTATTAACAACAATACGCAGGAGAGATCGACTTGGATCACACCTAATGGAGAAACAATCACTACTATTGATCGTGTGCCTCAATAATAAATACTCATACTGAATAACATATCATGCCTTTACCAAAGATTTCTACACCAACATATGAGTTGGAATTGCCTTCATCTGGAAAAACAATTAAGTTTCGTCCCTTTCTTGTAAAAGAAGAAAAGTTATTGGTTCTTGCACTTGAGAGTGATGATCCTAAAGAGATTACCAATGCTGTCAAAGCTGTCTTAAAGGACTGTATTCAAACACGCGGCGTAAAAGTAGAAACACTTCCTACTTTTGATATTGAATATCTCTTCCTTAATATTCGTGGTAAGTCTGTTGGTGAAGACATTGAGGTAAGTGTTCTTTGTCCTGATGACGGGGAAACCTATGCTGAAGTTCAAATCAATATTGACGATATTAAAGTATCTAAAGATAAGGAACACACTAAGCAAATTAAAATTGATGATAAACTAATGATGGAAATGAAGTATCCATCATTGGAACAATTTGTTAAAAGTAATTTTGATTTTTCAGAAGACAATCAAGTCGATCAATCATTTAGTTTGATTGCCTCTTGTGTAGATAAAGTATTCTCTGAGGATGAGGCATGGACATCTGAAGACTTTACAAGCAAAGAAATTAATGATTTCTTAGAGCAAATGAATTCATCGCAATTCAAACAGATTGAAAAGTTTTTTACGACTATGCCTAAACTTAGTCATGAAGTTGAAGTATTGAATCCAAAAACTAAAAAGAAAGGCAAAGTTGTTCTTGAGGGACTTTCTAGTTTTTTCGCCTAGCACTCTCCCATATGAATTTGGAGAGTTATTATAAACTAAATTTTTCTTTGATTCAGTTCCATAAATACTCACTAACAGAGATAGAAAATATGATGCCTTGGGAGAGAGATGTGTATGTTGAACTCCTAAGATCTCATTTGGAAGAAGAGAAACTTAAGATGCAACAGCAGCAGGGGCAATGAATCTAGACGATCTTTTAAAGTCTATCAGAGAAGAAGATGACTCTAAAGGAGCGAAGATAGATCCTGAAAAGTTTTTAACAAGAAAAACTTTTGAAAATCCTTTAAAGGGGCAACGATATCAAGCACCTGGATTACCCAGTGCTCCTGTTGTTTTTAAACCAACTATTGTTAAAATAGATCCCAAAAAAATAATTCCAGAAAATACTGTTATAATAGGTGAAGAGTATGCTGAGAAAATTGATGAACTTGTTAATGTAATACAAGCAGACAACGAATTAGAGAGAGAAAATCAGAAAAATATTAATAAACAACTGGAGGATAAAAGGAAGAAAGATAGAGAAGATAGAATAGAAACTAAAAAAGAAACTAATATTCTTGTTCTTGATTTAAAAAAGAGCACTGGCAAAGTTGCTGGTTTTTTTGATAAATTAAAAAGTTTTATTAAACTAGGTTTGTTAAGCGGATTAATTAACACACTTTATAACTTCTTTACAGATCCAAAGAATAAAGAAAAGATTGAAGCTATACAAGGATTTTTAAAAGATTGGTGGCCTGCTCTAGCGGCAGCAATAGGATTTATATTGACACCTTTCAAAGGACTTATTTTAAAAACAATAGGATTTCTAACTTCAATCACTTTTAAAATTCTAAGACTCTTTGCAACAAATCCTATTTTTGGAATTGCAGTAGCAGCTGGTGTTGCTGGTGTCATGGATTATTTGAAGGGAAAAAATAGAAAACTTAAACTCCAAACTGAAGTTGAAGAGTTAATGGAGAGTGAAGGTATAAGTGAAACAGAGGCAAGAAAAAGATTAATACAACAAAAAGAAGAAGAGGCAAGAAACATACCTTATTCAATGAATCCTTTTGATGATAAAAGGCGTGAAATTTTAAAAGAAGCAGAGCAATTAAAAAATATTGATTTTGAAAGAACAAGATATGGGTTCTTTGGAGATGTAATGAACAGAGCGCCTGGTTTTAAAGGCGGTGGGTTTGCCATGGGAACGGATATTATTCCTGCCATGTTAACTCCTGGTGAGTTTATAATGAGTCGTGGTGCTGTCAATATGTTTGGTGCAGATACCATGATGGCAATGAATAAAATGGGCGGTGGAACTAATCGTCCTAAGTATGGAAAGGTGACTGGGTATCAAGGTGGTGGTATCGTTGACAAATTTTCAAAAGCGGTAGGCATTTCAAAACAGGAATATGAAGCTTTTAGAAAGTCAATAGCATTCATTGAATCAAATGGACAACCTGATAATGGATATGGTGCTATTGGTGGATCTAACAATCACTATGATGGCAAATATCAGCTAGGTGAACTGGGTAAAATGGATGCAGCAAGGATTTTAGGTGAGACATATCCTGGACATGGAAAACCTGAGTCTGCTGCTAGAGCTGCATTCAGAGCAGATCGTGCTATGCAAGATAGATTTTTTACTGCATTAGCATTAGCAAATCATGGATACATGTCACAGAGTGAGATGTATAGAAATTTACCATCAAATAAAAAATTATCAATTTTGGGATTTGCACACAATCAAGGATGGAAACCTGCCACAACTTATTTGGAAACTGGTTTTGATGATGAAGATGGTTTTGGTACTAAAGGATCCAAATATGTGAATGCAATTGATAAAGCACTGAAAGATTTAAAACCAGTTAGTGCAGTGACTCCAAGTTCAATGACTACTGCTCCTGGTTCAATGACTTCTGCTCCTGGTTTAATTGCCACTGCTCCTGGTTCATTAGGTCCAGCATTTAGTGATGATGCTTCTATGAAACAATTATCAAAACAACAACAACTCAGCGATAATTTAAGTTCAATTAGAAGCAAACTTTCTGATCCGATTGAGACATTTATAAGAGCTCCTCTTAGACGTGTATTTCCTGTAGGGACTCCTAATGTACCTACAGAAACAAGAAACTTTACTTTACCTCCAATTGATGCTCCTAAACAAAATCAAAGTGTCAGTCAAAGAAATGATGTGCCAACATTTAGTGTAGTATCTGGCAATAAAATGAGAGATCTTATTTCAAAAGATCTTGGAATTGGTGATCTGGTGAGTGCATCATGAATTTAACAAATTTTGGATCGGTTGTAAAAACTTATCAGAAAAACTTTCTTATTAGAAAGGAAAGGTTTCTTCTTAGGAGAAGAGTTGCTCAAGCAGATAAGAAAAGAATTAGAGAAGAAAGAATTGAAACAGCAAAAGCGATTCAACCTCTTATCAAATCAAGGGGAAGTGTATCTAAAAAATTTAATTTTCTTGGAGATATTAAGAAATTTTTAGGTTTTATGTTAGCAGGATTTATTCTGCAGAATTTAAAAACTATCATTCCATTACTTTCTGAGGTATTTAAAAAAATAAAAGAAATTGTGAGTGGAATATCTGAATTTGTTACTGGTGTTATTGGAGGACTGAGAGATTTTTATGAATCATCAACTGAAAAAATAGATGAACTTAACAAGTATATTGATGACTTTAGAGGAATTGATATATCAGAGTTTGGAAAGTTTGAAACTGAAATTGATAAGTTAGGTAGAGGTGCTTTAGCGATTGCTGGAGTATTATCAAGTGCAGAGTTAATTAAAGACTTACTTGGATTTGGTAAGGCAAAAGGTGGTTCAGGTGCTGGTGGTACAGGACCCGGTTCAAAAAAACCACCACCAGCACGACGAGCACCATTAAGTAAAAGAGCACCAGTCAGAACTCCGGTTAGAACTCCGGTTAGAACTCCGGTTAGAACTCCAGCTAGAATTCCCACACGCGCAAGAATTCCTATTGCAACACCAGTAAAAACAAGAACACCTGCACCTGTTAGAACTCCTGCTCCAACTCCGGTGCCAACTCCGACTCCAAAACCAACAGCAGTTCCTGCTCAACCTAGAGTTCCTGTAGGTGCCGGAACTGGAACTGGAACGGGTAAAGGAAAACCTTTTGGTGATTTGGCTAGTAGAACTGGTAAACCTGGCGATTTGTTTAAAGACACTGCAAGAAGAATGCAGAACTTGTCTGATTTAACTGATCAAACTTTAGCATCTACTGTGGATGATTTTGGTAAAATAAAAAATCCTAATGATTTAAGTAAGTTTATCAATAAAACTGGAAGACAAAATTTTAATAAATTTTATGATGCGCTTGTTGCGATGAGGGAATCTGGAGCTCCCCCTACTGCTTTAGAAGAATATTTAAGGGAAATGCAAGATAAGGGTATTCGCGCAAGCGAAGAGTTAGTTGGTGCCGCTGGTGACGCTGCAGCAGTAAGAGCAGGTGCTTTGCCTGACGATGAGTTGGTTGGTATTGTTGAAAAATTTGATGATGCAATGGTAGCAGAAACCAGAATGAAGGCTGACTTGAGATCTCAAGGAATTGATGTTGACAGTCAGGGCGAAAAATTTGTCAAAGATATGATGAAGGAGTATAGTGAACAGTTAAGGAGAGACAGATTACAAAGATTTTTGGGAAGATCAACAACATCTACTAGATCTGGTGGACAAAGATTAGGATCATTAAGATCTACTATAAAAGGACAACAATTCAAAGCACCTAGTATCCCACCAGCACGTCAAAGGGCAACTGGTAGAATGATGAGAAAAATAATAAATTTCTTACGTTTCCTTGGTATTACATTAGGTATTGTATCATTAGTATTACTGGCAAAGGAAATAGGAGAAGATTTTCAGAGAGGTGACATGAAAGCAGTAATAGTTAAATTATCAGCAGCAGGTTTTGGAGCCATAGCATCAACATTAGCATATACTGTAGGAATGGGCATAGCAGCAACTGATGAATATGTTACTGGATCTGGTGTTGGTTTAGTTAAAGGTGGCGCTATTATTGCAGGTGCGGCTGGCTTCGGTATTGGAGTTGAGGAAGGTATAAGGAGAACATTCCTTGGATCACCAGAACAACCTCCTTCAGAAGTAAACACCACACAACCATCAACACAACCATCAACACCAAAGATCAGTTCTCCCTCTGTGATGCCACCACTTCCTCCTACAGGCACTTTGGGCAC